TACCTCCTAGAGCGTGGGTTGATGATTACCTACGTTGGATGGGAGAGGGTAGAAAAAAAATTCCTACAAAAAATCGACTTGCAGCAAATTGCTGCCACCAGCCCTGAACTTGCCCAGCTCATCATCGAGGGCAAGAACGACAAGGAAGTCATTGATATGCTTCGCACGGTGTATCCCGACGTAGTGGATAGCCGCGCTAAGAAAGCCTTGGTAGAGCTACGAAAGAAGGGAGTGAGCGAGCTTCCTATTAGCCGTCTGAGCATTGACCGGCCCTACATTCAAGCCTGCGCCCCTGATGGAGATGTGTTCTTCCCGTCCTATTGTTTGGACCCACAACGCGCCCCGTTTGTATTCTATCGCACCTTCCTCACAGTCCAAGAAGTTCTTTCCTGTGTAACGTCTGACGGCTGGGATGAGGATTGGGCGGAGTATGTGGTGTCTCACTTCCGTGGGGTGAACACCTACAACATGGAAAGCGTCTATGCCACGCGCTCCACTGGTCTGTCCAAATATCGCCAGCAGTATAACGCCGACGAACTCATTGAAATCGTCTATGCGTTCCAGCGGCTCATTGACCCAGAGGACGGCAGCGAGGGTATCTACCGCACCATCATGCACCCCAAGTTTACCGGGGAAGCTGATGTGCAAGCCTACGCAAAATTTGAATTGCTGAACGGATACAATGATTATCCATTTGTTGTTACCCGTCTCAGCAACGACTCTAAGCGGATGTATGACATCCAGACGTTCCCTGAGATACTTCGCGGCTATCAGGACAGCGTAAAGACTGAGCGGGACAGTAGGACGGACCGGAACAGCTTGGCTACCCTGCCGCCCATCATGCACCCCGTGGGCAATCCACCTGCTGATTGGGGTCCGGGTCGGTATGTTCCCTATCGTCGAGCAGGAGAATTTTCTTTTGGCCCCGTGCCGCAATACAACCCCGGCAGTGTGGAGATGGAGAGAACGATGCTTGTCGCGGCAGACGACTTGGTTGGTCTCAACCCCAACAACCCGCTCACGTCCATCCGCCAACAGTTCTTTGTCTCTAAGTTTCTCAATCACGCTCGTGACGTTCTAAAGATGGCGTTCAAATGCTATCAGCGATTTGGACCAGATGAAGTGTTCTTCCGCGTAACGGGAGTGGCTGATCCTATGAGGTTCAACAAGGGCAACCCAGACGAGGACTTTGATGTTACAGTGAGCTTTGACATCCTAAACAACGACCCAGACACGCAGGAAGCGCGAATGCAGCAGTTTGTTAGTTTGCTTCAGTTGGACAAGAATGGGCGCATCAATTCGGATGCTCTCTTGGAATCTATGGCCGCAGCCATTGACCCAGTGATGGCAGACGCTATCCTTCAACCAGCCGAGCAAGCTCAAGAGCAAGTGGTTAAAATGGTAACGGAAGACTTGTCCAAGATTTACGCTGGCATTGAAGTGGGCGCACGTCCTAACGGGGCGCAAATTGCAATGCAAGTGCTCCAGCAATACACTCAACAGCCCGACGTTGCCCAACGCTTGCAGCAAGATGAGTCATTTAGGGCAAGACTTGAGAAGTATGCCAACCAATATCAGTTTGCTTTACAGCAGATGCAGAACGCTCAAATCGGTAAACTAGGCACGGCTCCCGCTCAAATGGGAGAAATGAACACTCAGGGTATGCAAACTCTATGAAGTTATTCGGAACCTCCCGCCATCCTCTACAACAGCAACTCGACTACCTTTCCGAGAAGGAACAGTTCTTAGACTTCCTAGACTATGTAGCCGCAGGGCGCGAAGCCGCCATTGCCCAACTTCACCGCGCCAACGAGGGACGCATCCGTGAAATTAGTGGGCGCATCCAAGCTTTGGATGAGATTCTTTCTACCTGTAACTACTTGGTGCTTTCTGCTAAACGAGTAAAGAGACAGTAGAATTTCTGCGGGGTGTTAGAATGAGGGTTCGCAACCCTTAGCGGCGTAAAGGCTAAGAAACAACAATGCCTACTGAAGTCCAAACGGCTAACGCTGGAGCCGCCCAAAAACCAGTGATTTCCAACATATCGCCGAGCAACTTTGTTGCTCAGAGGTATAAAGCCCAAATGGAGGCTGCTAAGGCGCAAAAATCGCCCCCGCCACCCCCAGTTGAGGAGAAGCCAATTCCTGAGCCAGAAGCTACGGAACCCACTGAACAGCCAAAAGAGCCTGAGCAGGAGGTTACGCAGTCGAACGCTCAAGAGGAAGCAAAAGTTCTTTCTAAGGACGTTGAGATGGAAAACATGAGTGAAGCGGAGCTTAAAGAGCTTGCGTCAAAACTCGGCAGCAAAGCTGTCGCAAGGTTCGGTGAACTCACCGCCAAGCGACGTATTGCTGAAGAGCAGTTGGCACAGCTCCAAGCTGAAATCGCTCGTCGTGAAGAAGGTCCACTAGAAGCTAAAGTGGAAAACAACCCATACGCCACCGTTTCCACCCCTGAAGAATTACAAACAAAGTTCACAGAGGTAAACGAGGTGATTGATTGGGCTGAAGACCTTCTTGATAAGAGTGAAGACCTTGCTGGTGATGACGTTGTAGCTAACGTCAATGGCAAGGAATACACGAAACGCGACGTAAAGGATGCCGCAAGGAAAGCCCGCAAAGCGCGGGATACCTACCTTCCGGCACAACATAAGGAAATTAAACTGGCCCAAGATCGCACAGTCTTGCGCCAAGTCCTAGTTGATCGTTCCAAAGCGGAACTACCTTGGATGCAAGGCGAGGACAACGACATCCGTAAGCAATACGAGGCAATGATGAGTGATGAGCGTCTGAAGGGCTTGGAGAAATCCCTGCCTGATTTGGCTCCACAAATCCCGTATCTCTTGGCTCATGCGGCTAATAGTTTGTATGCTCGGCGGTCAGTGGATACTAAACCATCCGTTAAACTGTCACCGAACAGCCCAATTATTAACCAGTCCGCCGAATCCTTGAAGCCAGAAGCTCGTCAGAGCAAGGCTTTGAAAGACCTTGGAGAACGATTTGGAAAATCGTCTAGTTATAAGGACTTCACAAAACTTCGTGCTCTTCAACATTCTAAAATTTAATTATCATGGCCTTTTCAAATACCTATTCGACCACCAATCCCGGCTCCGCTGTTTCTAACCGCGAAGACCTCACCGACGTTCTGACGATCCTCGCCCCCGAGGAGACGCCAATTACTTCCCTTGCCAAAAAGAGCAAAGCCACCGCCACCTACAATGAGTGGACTGTGGACACTCTTGCCGCCCCAGTTACCGCTGGCGTGCGCGAGGGTCAGGATATTTCGTCCTTCGTGGACAAATTCTCTGGCCGCGCCCGTCTCGGCAATTACATTCAGTTGTTCCAAAAGAACTACATGGTGTCCCAACTTCAGGACGCTGTTGAGTCGGTTGGCCCAGCTAAAATTGCTGAAGCAGAGGCGAAAGCCATCCGCGAGATGAAACGCGACATCGAGGCCACCGTCGCTGGCACGCAAGATCGTGCAGTGGAAGACGGCAGCGCAACGGCTTACGCTATGCGCGGTCTCGGCAACTGGCTTGCATCTGCTACTCCAGCAGACGTTCCAGCGGCCTATCGCACCCCAGCGGCCTCCATTCATAGCACCGGCGCACTTACGGAGTCGGCTTTCAACGGTCTTGTTGCCTCGATCTTCGAGAAAACGGGAACGGTTGATGCCCTCACGCTCGTTGCTGGCACGACCCTTCGTCGCACCATCTCTGGCTTTGCCCGTTCTGACGGCAACACCAACGAGAACGTGTTCCACGTCAACCAAATGGCTACCGACAAGGAGATCACCCTTTCGGTGAACACCTACGATAGCGATTTTGGTATCATCACCATCATCAACGGCAACCCTGCTTGTATGCCTTCGGCTACGACCGGCTATCTTATCAACCCCGACTACGTTGGCGTTGCTGAACTGATGAGCATCGGTAGCACCCGGCTTCCAAATCAGGGCGGTGGCGAACGCGGCTTCATTGACGCGGCTCTCACGCTTCAGGTTTATTCGCCATTGGCTCACGGCAAGATTACGGTTGTCTCGTAATAAATAGTTAGAGTAGCTTCAAGGCTTGTATGGTATTATCCATGCAAGCCTTTTTTATGGACATCATCACCCAATTACCACGAAGCTCAAATAGTGAAGCCAACCGTGCGTTGTTCAACGAACTCCGATACGGGGTGAAACTAAAAGAAGCGTGGGAAAATGAGCGTGAAAGCATTTGCGCTAAGCACGCTGAAAAGGTAAAGAAGGCTAAAGCAGAAGGCCAAGGGTTTAAAAGCCTACGTTGTGTTGCCGTAACTCCAGCATGGGAGTGGTTTAACATGAGAAACAAGTATGGCGCAGAAGCTATGCGTGATCGCGGCTTCATTAAGGACTTCCAGAAGCGTTTCCCCCATCTCAGTCCCAATAAAATCTAATGGCCGACGGCACATACAGCGACTTGTTGCTCAGGATAAAGGCTTTGGCTGGCGTAAGTGATTTTACGGACACGGAGCTTTCATTCATAAATAGCTTGGTGAATCGTAGGGCAAATTTTGCATACGAAGCCACCGACTATTGGCCGCGCTACCTAGTAGTAGGCGAGAAACGCACATTGAGCACGCCAACGGTTGCTGCTAACGCCATTGAAGCGGGTAACACCTACACCATTCTTACGGTGGGCACCACCAACTTTGTGGCTATTGGGGCTTCGTCTAATACGGTGGGTCGAGTGTTCACGGCTACCGGCACGGGAACCGGCACAGGCACCGCCTCCCTTAGCACCAACATTGTCCCATTTACCCAAGCGGGCAAGAACACGATTGATACGTTCCTTCGCATTCATAAGACCTATCAGCCGTTCTATCTCTATTCAGCCCCAGAGCTGGAGTATTACGTCACGTTTGAGGGTGCCAATTTGGTAGGCGACACCGCCCCATCTACTAACACCTACGTCACATACAAGAAGGTGGCTGACGACCAATACACTACTGCCAGCAATAACATTCCCGGCGAGTGGTTCAATTATCTTGCTCATGCTACCTTTGCCGATTTCCTACGGCAAGATGGCCAAAATGAAAAAGCCGTTTTAGAAGAAAACATTGCCAAAGGCATCCTTGACGATCAATTACAAAAGACTGACGTTTCTCGTGCCACTGGTATGATAGGCCACCGCATCTCAACCCATAATTCCCGCTCCTTCCGCCGATGAATAGCTTCGTAGTAAATCTCTATCCCAAACCTAACGGCACGGCTCCCAGCCAAAATCTTACAGTAGGGGCAACGGCAGTTCAATTTGATTCAACCAATTTTGACTACAAGACCAACTCGTTCTTTGTAACGGTGCATGGTCACCCGGTTGTTGTTACGTTTGATGGCAGCACGCCTACGGCTTCTAACGGCCATATCCTACCAGCAGATTGGTATGCTTTCTGGAGCAAAGATGCGGTTCTTTCCGCCAAGCTTATTAGAAGCACTGGAAACTCAGCAGTAGTAACCATCAGTCAATTCACCAACTAACATGGCAAACGCAAAAGTAGTTAATGGTCCGATGCAGGTAATTCCTGTGCAGAATGTTCTTCGTCGCAATTTAACAGTAACTTCCACCGCAAAAGACTTCATCGAATCCCCTGTTCTTAATGTAGATACAACCCATGTCTATTGGACGCTGGCTGGTGCCGATATGCGTATGTCCATTGATGGTAGTGCCCCAACCACCTCAAATGGCCATATCATTAAGGATGGCAATAGTGGTATTTGGAGCCGTAAATGGGCTGAATCTACCAAGGTAATTGCGATTAGTGGTGCTGGCGTTTTTACGATTAGCGAACTCAACTATCTTTAATTATGTCCGGACTTTTTGACCAAATTGTAAATTACTCACCGCCCCTCTTAACCGCTGGTCAGGTTAATTACAAAGGGACGTGGAACGCGGCTACTAACACCCCCGGATTGGTAAATCCTCCCGACGCTCTGTCTAAGGGTGATTACTATGTAGTGAGTGCGGCTGGAACGCAGTTTAGCATTAGCTTTGCAGTGGGCGACTGGATTATCAGCAACGGCACAGCTTGGGAGAAGGTAGATTTGACGGACGCTGTTTCTAGCGTGTTCGGGCGCACAGGAGCCGTAGTGGGGGTTAGCACCGACTATTCCGCTGTTGGCCTTACAAACACGGCTATTGGGGCAGCAAACCCATCTACGGGTGCCTTCACCACGGTTACAGCACTAAGCAATAGCGGCTATCAAGCGGTTGTGGGTCAACTAACTAGCGGCGACCGTGTAGGTATTTCTGGTCAAGCTTCGGGTAGTGGCGCGGCTTTGGTGTTTTTCGATAATGCTCAAACAACCTTTCGTCCTGCCGTCTTTGACGCTAGTAGCCATTCGTTAAAAATTAGCGGCGTAGAAAAAGCCTCTGTCACCAGCACGGGTTTACAAGGGGCAATTGGCGTCACTACTCCAGCAGCAGGGTCGTTCACCACGCTTGGCAGCAGCAGCACGACGACGCTCAACGGTACGACTATTCCCGCAAGCTCGACGCTATTGGTGAGCGGCGGCGCATTGGGCACACCAGCCAGCGGCACCCTGACAAGCTGCACGGGCCTGCCCATCAGCACGGGCGTCTCGGGTCTCGGCACGGGCATCGCAACGGCTTTGGCGGTTAACACTGGCAGCGCGGGTGCACCGGTTCTGTTCAATGGTGCACTGGGAACGCCTTCAAGCGGCACGGTCACGAACCTGACGGGCACGGCGTCAATCAACACCAACGGAGCGCATAACGGCACGGTGGGAGCCACGACGCCGAGCACGGGCGCGTTTACGACGTTGAGCGCGAGCAGCGGCGCAACAGCTCTTGCGATCACCGCAAATTCTACTTCGGCAAATGGCACGTATGTGCAAATTAACAACAGTGGCACGGCCAACACCTTTTTGGGCGCGTGGCGTGCCCTTTTGGGCGCGGGCAACGCCACCGACACTGTACTCCTTTCGAGTGGAGCGACACTGGGACTTGGCGTAAATTCAGGCACAAATGTTCCGCTTAGCATCTCCTCCACCGGCCTCGCCGTGACGGGGGCGTTGTCGGCGACGGGAAACCTGACCCTCAGTGCCACCAACTCAAATATCCTCGGCGGCACAACAACTGGTTCGTCGTCTATTTATAATTCAACGGGAGCGTCAGGGATAACTATTTACGGGCCAACTCATGCGACGAAGGCTAATCAGATTGACGTTTTTGCGGGCGGATTAGGGCACAACTTCTCCTCCACCGGCCTCGCCGTGACCGGAGACGCGAGTGCCACCGCTCAAGTCGTGTCGGGCGCAGTCGGCGCGACCGGCTCGGCATGGTTCCGCGCAGGCAGCACGCTTGCAGTGAAAAGCGGCATCGACATTTCCGACAGCTCAGACACGAGCAGCGCGGTATTCGCGGCATGGCGCAACGGAAGCGGCTCAGTAATTGGTAGCATTTCTCGCGTCACCACGACCAACGCAGTTGCTTACAACACCACCTCGGACGGTCGCCTCAAAGAAAACCTCCGCGACTTCACGGATTCGGGCCGTCTAATCGACAGTCTCAAACCTCGCGTTTTTGACTGGAAGAACAGCGACGAGAACGGCAAAAACGTCGTTGGGTTTGTTGCTCAAGAGGAACACGCCGCAGACCCAATCTTTGCCCACATCGGCGCGGTGAGCGTTGGCGACGAAGACTCCGAAACTATCACGAAACAATGGCAGCGCAGTGACTCGGCACTCATTCCAATTCTTGTCGCAGAACTCAAGTCCGTCCGCGCCCGCCTTGCCGCTTTAGAATCCAAATAACATGACCACCAACGAAGCACTCCAGAACCTCTACGCAGCCGCCCGCCTTGCCCCGTTAAAGGCCGACGATCACGATCTCATCCGCAAGTGCGCGGAACAGATTGCCGAGGCTTTAAAGCCAAAGGAACCGAAGGTCGAATGAGCGGAACCTCCGACACGAACTGGCGCAGCTACGTTGGGCCGAAGGACGATGGACTCACGGTTGACTCAGCCGAGTGGCAGGCACCGCTCGACCCCGAAAACTGGGACGACTTGGTCAAGTGCTCGAATTGCATAGGGCTCACAATAAGCGGGCTGACGATTCCAGCCAGCCGCGAGGACTCGATTGATTGCGTTCGCGGCTCGAATTACACGGTGCAGAACTGCACGGTTCACGGCTCGGTTACGATCAAGGGCGCGATCAACGGACTTACGCTTTACGGCTCGGTCGTAAGCGGAACGATTGAGCTGGGGCAATATGACAACTATTTTGAGCCGGGCCGCGCTCCGACGCGCAACGTCTCCATCCTGGACTGCACTTCGCCGGACGGCTCGCCGATTCGCGTAAAAGTCTGGGACGCCGAACTGCCGTTTGTCCGAAATGCGAACGTGAAGATTACCAAGGTGCCGAAGTGGATTTGGCTTCCTTACTTTCTTTTCCGCCGTTTGACGAATCCCAGGAAGGTATAACCCATGTTCCCACTCGCTGAAGTTTTCGGGATCGGCACGAAGCTGATCGACAAACTAATTCCTGACCCCGAGGCGAAGGCGAAGGCGCAGCTGGAACTCGCTCAGTTGGCGCAGTCCGGCGAGCTGGCGAAGATGAACGCCGACCTCGAAGCATATCGGGTCGAGCAGAGCAACCTGACCGAGCGTCTCAAGGCGGACATGTCATCGGATTCGTGGATGTCGAAGAACGTCCGCCCCATGACGCTTGTTGCGATTCTCCTGCTCTACTGCACGCTGGCGTTTATGTCAGCCTTCGGGCACAACGCTAACGAGTCGTATGTCGCACTGCTCGGACAGTGGGGTATGCTCATCATGTCATTTTACTTCGGCGGCAGGACGCTCGAAAAAATCATGGAGATGCGCAAAAAATGAACCCGACGCACGTCAAAGACCTCGCCACCGCTTCGACTCCGGTCGTCGCGTGGACCTCGCTTTCACAGATCAATGACGCGGCGGCGCTGGTCGGGACGCTTCTCGGGATCGCGTTCCTGCTTTGGCGCTGGCATCGCGAGGCGAACAAGGAGCCGTGATTTGACGGCCATCGCTTAGGCGATGGAACCCGTTATCACATTCTCAGCCTCCGCCGGCGTCATCGATGCCGAAGCCGGCATCATTCGCGGCGTCTCGCTCATCACCAAAGGGCCGGCACTGGGTCATGGCGTCATGATTGACGACAAGACGCTGGCACAGGTGAAGACCGCAGCCGAGCAATACGCGGGCGGGCTCAAGGTGAAATTGAACCACAGCGGCGGAGCAGGCGACATCGTCGGCTACATCGACGCGCTGCGAATCAGCGGGGAAAAGCTGCTCGGGGATTTGCACCTTCTGCAAACCTCGCCACATCGCGCCTACATTTTGGAGATCGCCGAGAGAATTCCCGACACGTTCGGACTCTCGATTGCGTTCTCGGGTCCGTCGGAAAAAAGCACGGACAGCCTCACGACTTTGCAACGGTGCTCGGAAATCTACTCGGTCGATCTCGTCAGCGAACCCGCTGCGAACCCGAACGGATTTTTTGCGCGCAAACTCAAACAATTTGAGAGCGACGCCAGCGAGTCGCCGGAAGCAGAAATCAAAATCGAAATTCCTATGAACGACGAAATGAAGGAAGCCATCGAAGGCATGATTCAGTCTGCCATGATGGGCATGAACGAAAAAGTCGCGAAGCTCGAAGCAGCTCTCGCTCCGAAAGAAGACAAGCCTGCCGCCATGAGCGCGCAGAACGAAGTCGTGCAGCTCGCCGCTAACACCGCCGCGCTCGCCGCCGTCAAAGAATTTGCCAAGTCCTTCGGTGCGCCAGCCGCTCCGATTGCCTCGGCCGAAGCAGTCAAACCAGTCGCAAAGGTCGAGAAGTTCGAGGACGTCGTCGCCGCAAAAGCCACCGAGCTCAAGGGCAACAAATCCGAGGCAATCACCTTCGCGATCAAAAACCATGCCGACCTCTACGCTGCCTACCGCGCACGCGTTCAAGCCGGCGAACTCGTCAAACTCTAATCCAAAACTACTATGGCCACTTCATTCAATCACACCGGGACCTTCTTGGCTAATTCGGCCATCACGGCCTTCCGGCTCGTAACGATTTCCAGCAACCGAGGCGTGGGTCTTGCAGCCACCGCCTCTCTGCCTGACGGCGTTGCTACGATTGACGCCGCTTCCGGCGATCAAATCACCGTCGAATTCCTCGGCGGCACCACCATTAAAGCAACCTTGCTCGCCGGTCCAGTGACCGTCGGCGACACGCTTTTCTCCACCGCCAACGGAACCGTTGCCATCACCGGCACGATCACGGTCGGCAAATCTCTCAGCACCGCTTCGGACGCATCCACGATTATCGAGATGCTTCCCAAGAACATCTAATCCTTAAAAATAAATTACCATGTACAGCAATTCAGCAGCAATTTTCCGTGGCGACATCGCTGGCGTAGTTGAGCAGGCAAAAGACTTCGAGGCCGGTCTGATCGGCACCCAAGTCATGCCAATCCTCGACGTGCCAGTCCGCGCCGGCCAATACCCATCGTTTGTTCTCAAAGAGGGCCAGCTCCTTAAGAGCGACATTAAGAACCGCGCTCCATACAGCGATTACGCTCGTGGCACCCGCGCCTTCACCCAAGACACCTACACCGCTCTGGAATACGGCTACGAGGAGGCGGTTGACGATACCGTCACCCTCGACGTTGCCCGCTTCTTCGATGCCGAGGTGATGGCCGCAAAACTCGCCAAGCGCAAACTCTTGCTCGCGCACGAGCTTCGCGTCGCCGCGAAAATCTTTGATACCGGCGCGTTCACCTCGACCAACTCTGGCACCGCCTACACCGTCGCCAATTTGGCCACGTTCGACGTCGGCCAAGACGTTCAGGAAGCTCTCGACCGGATGCTTGCTCGCGGCGAGTCCACGACCAACACCCGCGTTGTCATCCCATACCCAGTCTGGACCCGCCTGCGCGCTTCCACGAAATTCCAAAACCGTTTGCGCGGCACCGGTCTTTCGTCTGACACGATCTTGAACGCCAGCACCCAAGCAGCGGCCGAAGTCTTCGGCGTCGCCGAGGTTCT